GTTGATTCTCATTAGGTTAGTAACATCTTCCTGATCTAAATCAGTGTCGTTATCTAATGAAAATGCAATGCAATCTCTTAGTGTTATTATATCAGTGTAATCCATAATTGTCCTCCTTTAGAGATAAGTTGTGAGTGGATGTATTAGGTTTGATGTATAATCAATAGAGCGAATACACCATCCTAATGTATCACTTATCTTGTCAACTAATTCATCTTCGTTATCAACTTCCCAGATGCCAATAGCAGCAGTTTGTAACTCTAACTGTTGCTTTCTTTCATATTCAATAGCACCTGTAATTGATCCGAATTCTTCACAATTTTCTTGTGCTACATCAAACTCAATTTGTGTTACTAATAGTTTCATAATTACACTCCTAATGTTGTTACTGAAGGTACATGATATGCAGTTGAATTGTTTATACTTTCAACTGCTACAACGTAACCAGTTTTGTTATAAAAAGCATCTGCAATTTGCACTGCTTTCTTATAACTTTTTGTGAATTGAATTGGTGTGGTAAATACTGCAAACATAAAAAGAAAGGATTTATTTGTTATATTATTATAATACATGAAAAAAGACCCCTTGTGAAGGGGTCTTGTGTCAGTTTATTGACTGTCACACATTGAAGTGTGTTTTGTAGGATTGTAGAGTATAATTATATAAACTCATTGAAGATTGTCTTGCTAATTGTAAACCTTTTTTGCAATCATTCAAGAATAATGTAAACTCATAATTGTGAATCTTTACTCTTGATTGATAGTCTCTAACGTAATGATTTAGAGTAAGTACACTTTTAGCGGGTCTTTTGAGTTTAGTTGTTGTTACTTTAGGTGTCCTTTTTGTCCTAGTTCTTGTTACTTTAGGACGAGTAGTCTTTGCTTTAGTTGTTGTTACTTTGGCAGTAGACTTAGTAGGCATAGTTGATACTATTTGTTTGGACTCTTTCATTATAATCATATAATATTGATTTTGGTTGCTGTCTTGTGACAGTTTAATATGTGGTTTTGTTACGATTGATTCATACTTTCCACCAATTTATCCACACATTCTTTATAATCAGTGCCATCAATTATGCACTGTTGAACATCATTAGCAGTGAAATCATCAGGGTATTGTTTATCAATAGCACCCTCTAATTCTTCAAAGATCTTATCAACATCATTCTTGAAATTGTCATCGAAATGATAATCATCAGAACCTTGAATATACCCTTCTAAAACATAAAGAATTGTAGAGATTTGACCCTCCTTAAGTGTTACTTTATGCTCACGATTTAGATCCTCTGGTGAGTCATTAATAACGTAATTTGTGTCGCTCATTGTTAGTTTACCTCCAAAACTGATTCAACTAAAATGTTAGTTTCTATCTCAAATACCTCTGGTGAGATATTCTTTTCTCTTGCAAGTGCTTCGAGAAAAATGTTAGTTACTTGATCTAATTCATCACCAGTTAGTAACTCATAGAGATCAATCTTTGTGTGATTCATTGTACACCTCCAAAGGTGAATTGTGGTTCTTCAAGTATAATATCTCGTACTCTTTCACGATCTAAACTATCACCGTAACCCCAAGTAAAATTATCATTTTGTGTATGTAATAGTCGATGTTTATATACATAAAACGCCTGAAATATGTCTTTCTTCGTTAAACCTTTAATCGGATACAATTCGGATTGTGGGTTATAGAATGACCACACATAATCCACGAATTCTTGTAAACTATTCATGTTAATTGCACTCCTTAAGTATAAAGTTGTCAAGTAAGTCTATGTTTAATTCTTTATCATCAAAATCAATTTTAGCAATACTATATACACCCCACTCACCCAATTCTTCAATGAAATCTTGCCAACTTTCACAGAAATATGCAAGATTTAAAAAGTTATCAACTGCCTGTATTCTGTTGATAATTGTTGATGTTTTGTTTAGCATGATTGTAACCTCTCAGATGAAACATACTGTGGAAATCTGAATAGGTTATCTCTTACAACATAACCGTAATCGTTGACTCGATTGTTTATATCTTCATCCATAATTTCTTTGGTAACTACTCTTTTGGTTTGAGTTTGTCCCATAAATGATAAGATTCTAAGGAATTTACCAGGAATAATGTTCTCATTCCAGTCCTTAATTGGATAGAAATCTAATACCATAGATCCCTTTTTAGATGAAATTTGCATTACTTAGCACCTCCATTTGTTGTGAAGTTAGACTGAAATAGATCACCTAATTTCCATAGAGTTTCTCTACATAAATCGGTGTAATCTTCGTGATCTTGATACTCACTTAGTGCGTAATCTATCAAATCCCATTGTTCATCAGTGAAGAAATCTCTAACAGTGTTTAGATCTTTATGTGAGATCTGTTTGTTATTTACTGTGAACTTAGTTGACATAGACTTAATAAATTGAAAAAAACATTTGAGAGAACAATCATGCTAACTCCTTTGCGAAGTCTAATTAGATTGTCTCTCTCACTATAAGGACACTTTAGAGGTTTCAGTTACTAACACGAAGCTACTGAAATGTAGGATTTACACTAATAACTTTTGCTTTAGGATTTCGTGCTAATGCTGTTTCTTTTGCATCAGAATAATTAACTGCGTGTACACTTTCGGTGAATACTTTTCCACCAACGTATAACTTAACGTCCCATTTCATTGTTACTTAACCTCCGATTGTTGTGCATAATAGTTATCAACAACTCCCTGTAATTCATCAAAGATACTATTAACATCTTGATAAAATACACTATCTTCATCATAATCATCATTACCCTGAATATACCCCTCCATAATATAAAGAATTGTACTTAATTGTCCTTCAGTTAATGATACATTGTGAAGACGATTAAGGTCTTCTTGTATATTTGGATTGAATGATTGTTTAGTCATTGTTAGTTTACCTCCGCAAGTTTCCAGTCATACTTATCAACAATGTAATGACAATCAGGGCAGCCTAATGCACTCCAACTAAAGTGAAATACTCGCTTTGATGTATTACATTCAGGACAGATTATAACTTTTCCGTTATTACCTGCTCTGGTGTATTTGTTGACATTCTTATTACTTTGTGTCATACTTCTTCTCCATAGTTGTTTACAATTAGATCCTCAATCTGATCGAGTTGATTATTATCTAAGTGTGATACTAATTCATCAATAACTACCCTTAATTGATCGGGGTAATCATCAATAACCTCCATCAAATTGTTTCCAATTAGTTCCTGTCTTGTGCGAAGATTTGGAACAAATAGTTTCTTCTTAGTCATGGTAATTACACTCCGTTAATTCTTAATGAGCCTGCATGATTAACCTTGTTAAGTACACAAGACTGATGGATATTAAAGAGAGTTTCATAATTAACTCCCTCCCAATCTGACCACTCTGATACATAATCATCGCAGTCAAAATCACCTGTTCCATCTACATTTAGTGGGCATGATTTGAAATCATTGTTATCATCAACCCAGAAGATTCTTCCAAATGTTTCACTTTTATACATGATGATTACACCTCCTTTTGAATAATGTCCCACACTCTAATATAACATGATAACCAATCTTCTTGCTCTGATGTTAATTTAGTGTGACAATCTGCATCCTTGTAATGAAAACTTTCATAGAGTAAATCATCTGCTGAGATATACTCTAAGTCATGCAATGTGCAGTAGTCTCGTAATACATCAGATAGAAATTCAAGCATAATAAATGTTAAGTAAGGTTTGCAATTTGTGGGGATGATTATCTCATATAGAGATAACCACCTGCCCATCCTGTAAATCTAGGATCATGTAAGTTATTACGATCTCTGATAATTCTTAGATCATATCTTACATATTTTGCTGGAGATTTCCAACTTGCTGGTTTATAAACTTCACCTGTATTCTTATCAACAAAGGCATGAACACCTCCATCTCTATATTCATTTCTATCTCTGAAAGTATCGAAGTCTTGTTGTATAATTTTATAATACTTCTTACCAGTTCTTATTACAAACTTCATAAGATTAGCAGTGCCATTCTTTACATCTTCCAACTGTCTTTTAGAGTAGTCTGATGTCATTGACTCTAATGATCTTACATGATATAGTTTATAATTTGCTGTAATAGTATCAGCATAAGTATTAGTCCAGTCTGCAATTCTGTCCTTAAGTGTTGTTCCGTCTTCAAATTTGACTGGTGTTTGAGTCATAAAGATCTCCAAATTAAAGTTTTTAAATGTGAAGAATTCCTCCACTCTTTAATAATACACGAAAAAAGAGCAAAATAGGAGATTAGTGGACACTAATATAAGTGTCACACACTAATTAACTCTTACTCTGCTCTTACTATATGATACTTACCAAGACTCAATTAACACAGTATCTAACTCTAAATCATCATAATTCTCTTCTGAGAATATGTTAGAATCATCAGTGAAATTGTACTCTCTATGTAATACTTGGGTGAAGAATTGTTGTTCGTCCATTATACATCATATCCCCCAAGATCTTCAACAAAAATATCATTTATCTGTTCTCTTTGCTCTAACCTGAGTAAATTATACCAGTTCCAATCACTCGGTGGGTAACCAGTAGTCTCATCAATCATTACATCTAAAGTAACACGATAGCGTGTTAATTCCTTTGTTTGGGTGATAGTCTGGGACATGATGATTACCGAGGTTAGTGTTATTTTAATTGATTAACTTGATATTGTCAAGTATTAAATTATATGGTAATGTATGTGTCACAAAGTATATATGTATTATAGAATACTATGTTAAGAAATGCTAACATTAATGTCCAAAACTATTAACTTGTTTAGGATATTGTTGAGTTACATTATCAACTAACTCATCATATAATGAGTCATCATTAAATACATCTATTCTCTCTTTTAACTCACTATCTGTAAACTTAGAATAGTCATCTATGAGTAAATCTGTTACAAACTCAACTAAAGTCTGAGTGTCCATGTTATCAACTTGTATCTCTACAAATTGCTCAATTAGTTGATCTCTTTGAGCAGAAGTTAGTTTAGTTTGTGTCATTTTCTTTTGAAATTGTTAATGAGTAGTTGTGTCTCTGGTGAGAGATTGTCACGAATAGATGTATCATTGAGTTGACTGATTATGTCATCTTCAATGTAATCATCTTGATCGTAATTGAAATCGGGTTCGTAATCGTTCATGTTAGAATTGCAATGTTATTTGAGAAGTTTTGAGAGAGACTTAATTTCATCTACTCTCGTAAGATTGTCTGCTTCAGTATAAACTTTAGCAGCACATTTGAGTCCTAGTTTTAAATCATAATACTGCTCAAATGTTAATTCAACTTGACGATTATCAAGTTTGTCTGTAATAATAAAGTCAGTCATAAAGTAATAAGAAAAGGGGCAAATTAATGCCCCAATGTGTCATTTAAGCATAGGATACTTCTCCGTCTTGATAAGCATCAATTACGTCAAGAAGTTCACGACCATTCTCTGCATTTTCGAGAAGAAATAGCAGATCGTTTTGGTCAGTTGCTACGGACATTGTAGTAAGGAATAAACAACAAATTGAGAGACTAGGATGTTATTTTACACTAACATAATGCCCTGCTTTCTAACATCTATGCTAACTGATTTACTCAGTCTAATTAAGATGTAAGGACTTATATTCAATGATTGTTGTAGGAAAGAATGTCCTACCCATTGGATGCCTTGTCAGGTAGTTAGAAACCCAGTGATCTCTCAACATTTATATAATACATCATTTTTGGAATCTGTGGTAGAAACGTGTTCACTTTGATAACTGTCACACTCATACGAATTTTTCAAGGTTGGCATGATAGGGTGCTGTTCTGTCATATATTAAGTTACCATAACTCTCATGCAATTCACACCCTAAGTAATACCTACCCAGAGATTTTGCAACCATAGCAGTAGTTCCCGATCCCATAAATGGGTCGAGAATAATATCATTTTTGCGTGAACCTGCTTTAATACATGTTTCAACTAAATCTCTTGGAAAAGTAGCAAAATGAGCCCCCTTATATGGTTTATTTGTTATCGACCAGACAGACCTTTTATTCTTTGTTCGATATGATTTAGTAAGACCTGAATGTGGTTGTAATCCTGTTCCTTTATTGTGGTATTTACCATTAGTTCTATCTCTTGTTCCCCAATCTTTTGCTGGTTCTTTGATACTTTCATTGTCATAATAATACTTCTTATTTTTACTTAATAGGAAGATATATTCATGTGATTTAGTACATCTATCCTTCACACTTTCTGGCATTGGATTAGGTTTATGCCATATAATATCTTGCCTTAAATACCATCCATCTGCTCTTAATGCAAACGCAAGCATCCAAGGTATTCCAATTAAATCTTTCTCTTTTAACCCATCTAATTTGTTACCTCGTCTTGCACATTTGTCTGGTAAATCTTGTTTATTAGTAGCAACAGTTTGTTTAACTAATGCTTGACCTTTTCCTGGTCTATAGTTATAATAACTGTCACCAATATTCAACCACAATGTTCCATCTTCTGTTAGATTATTTCTTACCTCTCGGAATACTTTTACTAATTTTTGAATATACTCTTCTGGAGATTCTTCTAACCCTATCTGACAATCCTCCCCTCCATAGTTTCTTAAACCATAATAAGGTGGAGATGTAATGCAACACCTTGCTTTTTCATCGAATTCTTTAAGAGTTTGAAGACAATCTCCAAATAATATTGTATCTCTCATTTAGTTTGCTCCGATACTATTGCTTTTAATTTACCATCATCAACAGTAATGTTTATTTGATGTTGTAAATCATTATCAGTATCCATAAGTCTAATGTCTATTGCACCATCATCACCATAACATGACATGATTAATCTGCTACATTTTATGTCCCACTTGTCTGGATTCTTGGCATGTTTATATACAGGATTTGAGTGCTTATCCTCATATCCTTTAATCCACGGAGTATTTACATTTAAGTTTAACCAATTTTTCATAATTACCTCCTAATAGTAGAAATAGCGGGTTCACCTTTATTGAACACAGTATCAACAACTGCCTCAACTTTACGTGATGTAGATATACCAACCTTATCATAGCATGGAACCACAACAAGACCATAAGTTTTTGATTCACGACCTTTTCTTATTACTCTACCAATAGTTTGACTAATACTAATATAATCCATGTTTCTTAAGAATAATGCTGCTTCTAATCCTCTTACGTTAATACCTTCAGATAATATACTATGATGTAATACTACAAATCTTTTAGTATCATCTTGACCCCAAACATTAAGTACATTAAAAAATTCTTCACGACTAACCTTTTCACCATCTATAATTCCACCAGTCTTTGCTGTAATATACATCCACGAATATCCTCTCCAAGATAATTCATCCACCAACTTAGATTGTGCTACTAAATTAACAATTTGTTTGGTAGATCTTGCACAGATTAATACTTTATCAGTATCAATATCATCCATAGTTGATATTACATGGTCACAATCTTTTTCATAACTAAATCTACTATCATCAGGAACATCTATCTTCTTAATGATAACTTTAGGTGGTAATATATGACCTTCTTTCACTAACTTAGGTGCAGGTACATTTATTATTACTTTACCATAAACTTTCTCATTATTCATTCCTGCTCTCTCAACAGTAGTGCTATGCTTAGGAGTAGCAGTAAAGAAAAAGCACCTACTATTATCTCTAGTTGCAAAATGTTCAGTAGCAGGGTAAAAGTTTCTTTGTACACTGTTATGTGCCTCGTCAAAGTAAATTGTATCTATATGAGCATAACTTTGCTTTATTCTATGTAGAGAATGATAGGTAGTAAATATAATCTTATTACCTTTACTAAATCTACTCCACTCAGCAATCTTTACGGGTGAAGTTGTGCTAAAGTGATGAGTTTCTCCACTATGAACGTGCATTACCTGAACATATCTATACTTCTCTCTTATAACTTCTAGAAACTCAGATGATAACTGATTTGCTAATAATATACGAGGTGCAACAACTACAATAGTTTTCCATCCACTATCAAATTCTCTGATAGCATCCTGTATCATACACATGGTCTTACCACCACCAGTAGGCACGATGACTTGACCTTTATTATATTCACTTAAACGATTAAGTGTCTCTGTTTGATGTTCACGAAGTTGGATCATTAAATAATAACCATTAAGTAAATTATACCATAAAAGGTATTTTCACGCCATAGAGACGCTTATGGGTTCACTATAGATACAGTTTAAACGTCCCCCCCTACTTAGATGTTACTTTATACTTTAATTCACTCTCTTTTGTCTTACCTAGATTCTTTAACCTCATATCACGTAATGTTCTTTCACCTTTTTTATATAATGCTTTACGTTCTTTTTCAGTATAAGATTTCTTACTTGTTCCAGTATTTCCAGGTCCACCAGTTGGTTTATATCTAGGATCTACTTTTGCCTTTGGTTTCTTTGCTAAGAGTTCTGATGCTGACTTAGTTTTAGCACCCCTTTCTTTAGCTTTACGCTCTAAATATGCTTTCTTCTGTGCTTCTTTTGCTGATAATGCAGCAGTTCCTCTTGCTTGTGTTGGTTGCTGCTCCCTAGTAGATCTTGGTCTTTGAGTACCAATATCTTTTCTTGGTTTATATGATTTAACAGGAGTATTTGTACCTGCTTTCATTCTACGTTTCTCTGCTTCAGTTTTCTTTCTTTCAGCACCTATTCTCCCACCTTGTCCTTGTTTACGGATCTGGGATCTACCCTGAATCTCAGGATCGTATGCTTCAAAAATAAATTGCTTAAAGGTTTTCATCAGCAAGAAATGGGTTTTAGTTATTTAGGGTTTTCTGTTGTCTTCTTAATTGTACCACCACCCTTAGACACTCTTCCCTCTTTGTAAAAAAACTTAACTCTTTCCCTACGGAGTCCAATCAAACGATCATACTCTGCTTGTTGCTCTTTAGTAAACTTAAATGCTTGATGTTTAACTTGTTCTCTCAATTCTGCTAATTGTTTAAAAATTTCAGATGGTTTCATGGATTTTAAATCTTAATTATATAATAAGAACAATTTAAACGTCCCCCCCCTATGTTCTATCATCATAATGTGCATAATGCTGAACAATAGGACTTTCACGTTTTTTAACAAACTTTAATTGATGCCAATGAGTATCATAACATAATAATAATGTATGAACGTATTTGTGCATAGGACTATCTTCTAACTGGTGTTGAGGTTTAAGTCTAACACCAGTTTCGATTGTAATATACCTTGCTACAGGATTCCATCCAGATTTAATCCTTTTTTCATTGTCTACTTCATCTCCCTTAAAATAGACCCAACCTTCATCTTTACCATACTCACCTCTATCCCAGATAACATAATCATCTACTTCAGGTTCATATTGTTCAGGCATGATTGATTGTTTATGGAGTTAAAAATTAAAGAAGATTTGTTGGCAACCATCCTGGATTCGTTGTTGGTGGAGTTGGAAATCTTTTATCATCCTGCAATACTGCTCTTAGATCATTAGGATTCTCACCATTTCTAACATAATCCTTTAACATACGATCACATTGACCTTTAGTTAAATTCTGTGCTCTATCTTCTATCAAGTGCCAACCATTAGTTGCTTGTTGAACAATTTTATACTTTAATTCTTGCTGTGGAGTGTTAGTCATTTGTTTTAATCTATCACATTATATGTAGTAAAATACCCTACCATTATAAATGATAGGGTATTTAATGTCAAGAAGTTGGATCGTAATATTTCATATAGAGAACAAATCCAACAATAGCAAGTACAATAAGTAATCCAAGATATGCAAACATAATTAAATAAACTCCGCAAGATAATAATCAACAGTGATTTCTAATTTTGCTGCTTCTTGTTCACATTCTTCGATGAACTTTTCCAGCATTTCATCAGTTTTGTTGATGAAGTGTTTTTCGCTGTTCATACTTCCACCTCCTCTGGAATTTCTTTTCTAACTGGTTTGTCATAATGTAAATCATAACATTCCCAGACTCCGTTGTCAAAGATGTAAGCAAACTCTTCATTATTATCGAAGAAATCTTGCTCAGTGAGATCTAATCTCGGTTCAGTATTTTCTCCTCTGTCATTATAATACTGAACATGAAGATCAACCTTTTCGAGATTCCAATTACTATCAGAATCGCAACAAGATATATCTCCACCATCAATTAACTCTGCAACTTTCTCTTTTGTGTTAAACTTATCTCTTAAAGTAACACCCAACCACTGAGGATAACCATCCCAGTGATGATAAACAGATAGAATAGAATCATCTGCTAATCGTAAACCAATTCGAGAACGAGTTGCCATTTAATTCATAATAAAAAACACGTGGGATGTTAGTTCTTTCTTCGGTTGCGATCCGAGAGGCACATCCATCTCCTCGTTGTTGTGTGTAGGACTTACAGGGCGTAATTTCTCAACTGAATTGAGACAACCATAGACCCTTGCCTAAATTAGCGGGAGAAACATTGAGGGTAAGTAATTTTAATTCATCGTCATGTCTCTGCTTCTTGTTTGAGAGAACGGGGCACTGATCTGGGTTTCACCCATGCTGCCCAAATTTACCCTATGGGAATCGCTTACACCTGAACCCCCAAACTTAATCGGGGCATAGGAACCGTATATCTCTCAAAACTGTCAAGGTAGAAAGACCTGTAACTGTTTCTCACTATTAATACACTTTAGTGGTTCCCCCTTATTCTACACCAGCATTATCACTAAGTATAGGGAAATGACCAGTAAGTTCTGCATACTTAGCACATAATGAAGACTCATACTTATAGAAAGTCTTTGCATTATATGTTATTTCATCTCCCCAAGGAAGATTGATAGTTGCTTCTGCTAATGGTACATCAAATACATACCACTCAACTTTCTTACCATCAAGAATAGCAGCATATTGTGTTTCTGTGATGTTGAAGTTAGTAACTGAACAAGTGCCTTTTGCTCTTGCTTTTCGAGTGCCACAGTTATAAGAACCATGCCTACCCTTCATGCCAACATAAGTACCACCAATCTTAACTATCCTACCATCAATTACAATAGCATAGATAAGTTCTCTGTAGGACTTATACTTCTCTTCTAATCCCTTAACAACATTATATTGGATAGGATTAACTTCAGGATTCTTGATGAATCTGTATTCTGGTTTCAATCCAGCATCAGCAATCTTATAGAATCCATATTTCAAAAATGTATCAATGGATAGTTCGTTACTAACATCAATACGGTACTCATTGAGTACATCAGGTAAATAACTCATTTTGTAGTTTTTAGACGACATGAGGAAGTTTAAAACGTCCTCATAATGGTATTATAAGACCTAAAGGTCAGTCTTTAATATTTAAGTCACATTTCTTATCATTGTATGCTTTGACTACTAAAGACTTACCTCCCACGTTAGGTGCTCCCATGTTAGATACATACTTACTCCAATCTATCTGTTCAAATATATCTCTTACATAATCTTTCCTTGCTTTGAATAAGTAATGAGTGGTAGTTTTAGGATCAACTGTATCAAAATCACATACTGCAATCTTACCCCAATACTTAAGTGCAAAGTCCCAATATTCTTTATTCTTTATTTGTTCTCTTACTTCAGGTAATCTCGGTACATTATCACAAGTCAGGAACATTTCAAAATCTGAGTGCTTAGTGGGTGGTCTTTCTCTTATTCTTATATCTTTTCCTAATGAAGTTTTAGACCATATTTGCATACAACATGGTACATTATAAGGTTCACCATTGAATACAAATGAGTTCTTAGGTAACAACTCACTATAATATAATCCAAATTCTTTATCTAATTGAAACTGCACTTTCCATGATGTTGACCACTTAGCAGGTACAATAAATGCAATTAATTCACTAAATGTTGCTGCATGATTAAAGAATCCTTTTGCAAGTGGATTCATATAACCTGAACCAAATGGTGGGTTAGTTACAGTTGCTATTCTGATATTATTTGTAAGAGGACGATAAGGAGATTCATACGCAAAAAAGTCCTGTTGGAGTATATTGTCTCCTTCAGGTTCTATATCCATACCAATAGCATTTGATGGAAGATACTGTAATATATTACCAGAACCAGCAGAAGGTTCGATAATTAAATCAAACTCTTCTAATGGTGCATACTTATTAATAGTATCTACAAATCTCTTTGCTACTTCTGGATGCGTGTAAAACTTATCAAAGTCTTTTGCATCAACCACCATCTATTGCACACCCTATCATTGAACCACCAATAATACCAGCAGGAATTGCCCACCACCGATCTTTTCCACGAGATCCAAATCCAGCAAGTCCTCCACCTAATAGACCACCAGCAACCGTACCCTCACTACAGTCATTAGTGTCTACATCCTCATAGACAGTCACATGCCTACGATATGTTCTTGGTTTTGTACTTACAGGAGTATCTCTACATGGAACCTCTAAAGTATCGTTCCACGATCTTACATAACCAGGACTCTC